CCCAACTCGATGAATGATGACAAAATCAATAAATAAGCAAAGTAAAAAACCCTTGCTGCGCAAGGGTTTAAGCTATGATTCCGACTGGGCTCGAACCAGCGACCTCTACCCTGTCAAGGTAGTGATTATCTTCTGAGCTGTTATTTTTATTCCTGACAAATACTTATCCATCAAGGGATTTCGAAATAGATGTATGATCCCTTCTGAATAAAAATATTAATTGTTGGCGGGTTTGGGCAACAACTCGCCAACAATTCCCCATTTAAAACCAATGGGTAAATTCACAGGCTTGCCAATATTTTCTCCGTTGATAAAAGAACATTTGTTCGCATATAATTTAGTCAAGGAGATGATCGGAATGAGTCAAGGAATTTACGACAAGAGATGGGAACAAAAATTCATATTACCTGAGCAAAGGGCTGCCCTTTTAAACAGAAAGAGAGAAGTCCAAAAGATCGAAAAACCCATTCTTGATGAATACCAGCTGGAGGAGATGGCACGCACTATTTGCGAAGCTATGGAGTTTAATTCCGCTCTGGTCATCAGAGTATACAGAGACGGCTTTATCGAGGAAGTAACAGGACATGTTCATTACATAGATGAAGTAAAACAGAAGCTACACGTGAAGGATTTAAAAGGAGATACATGGTTTATTGCATTTGATTCAATTGTTTATATTGAGAAGAAATAAAAAGATCAGCATATTAAATAGCTGATCTTTTTTCTGTGAAGGTCTATAACAAAAAAGCTCACTTTAAAGCGAGCCAATTAGCAACTAACTAAATCTTTTCTTTTTTTTACTTCGAATTTAAATCTGCTATTTATTGAATTGTTTATTTGCTTATTAGTATCTTTAAATAACAGGTTATTCTTAATGAATTCGAATCCATACTTGTCTAATAGGTCAATTAGAGCCGTATTTATAAATGATGATGTTACACCCTCTACGCCTTTAAATGAAAGTGCCACTTTATTTCCTCTTTGAAAAGCTTCATCAATTGCATTAAAAATTTTTTGACCATCTTCGTTGGAGTAACAACGTTCTACTTGGCTCAGTACATTAATTAAAAGTCTTCCCAATTGAACTCCTCCTCATCGTCTTCGATATTTTCGATATGTTCAGTATTCAGGATAATCTCAATAAAAGTACCAGGGTAATTATTTTCCCCATAAAATGAGTTTAAACACAATTCATTGAAATTATTCCTTGTACAAGTTAATATACCACGAAATGATCTAATGTGAACCTCTCCACCGTAATTAATTACAATATTTTGAATCAGAGTATGTAGACCTGCTCCTCTATTTTTAGGTGTTGATTGAGAGGAGAAACCTTCTTGAACAGCTCTTTCAAGGGCCTCTTTATCGGTTAAACTTGGCATTACATTTCTAATAGTATTAGGTATTCCTACTCCAAAATCAGAAATCGTTATGTTAACTTCATGTTTATTTGGGTAATGCTGAGCAAAAATACATCCAATATTCTGTTGAGCATGATCCTTTATATTGTTAAATATTTCACCGAAGCACATACTTACATCATTCAAAGATACTGGGTTTAAATCCAATCTGCTAGCCAGCCAAGGAATGAATTGAAATTGAAGCCATTGATAACTGTCGTTATATGCAACATCTTGAATTTCAATTGTTGTAGGTCGTACAGCAGCCCGATCAGTTAAGCAATTTCCTAAATACTTTTTAAAAAACATTGAATCATCCAGATAAATAAGTGGATCTCTTTTTATGCGGTCTTTAGTTCTACGATCTTTAATATCACTAGGATAAGTAAAGATTATCTCCACATTTCTTGAATGAAGCCATTGAAGCAAGTTGCTTAATACAGTTACTCCAGGCGGTTCAATGTATTCAAGTTCACAAAAATTGAAATTCATCTGATTATTCAATGGCTGCATATCACTGTCAATTACCTTATCAATTAAAAGATGCATTGAATTGCGTTTAACTACTCTCGGAATTCTTACTTCAAGCAAAAAATTCACATCCCTACAAGATTAAGTAGGATAATTGTATCATTTTATACTTGAAAAAAATGTCGTATTTTGTCATATAATCGGATAAACTTGATCATTTCATATTTAGATGGCAAACGTATTACAAATTTATACAGGAAAACCCTCCTCATCTCAAGAAGGGCTTCATTCATCATACGGCCGGTATTTCTTCCGGCCGGCTTCTAATTCTTTTTTTAGGGCTTGTACATGTCCAAGCAAAAACAATGCGACTGTCCCAACCTTTTTAACCGGTTTGAGCTTTCCTGAAGTCACAAGCGTGCTTAAACGCTGCCTGGTGACTCCAAGCAGCTCCCCCGCTTCCGCTGCAGTCAAAACTTCTTCCTGGATAAACTTAATTTTTTCGCTTTCTTTCATGTCGGCTTTCTCTCCACATCATAATGAATCCTTTTAACAAGGTAATAACAACGGCTATCATCAATACAGTATGCGCAATCTTTCCAGACGTACCCTCATCGGTCAGGTCAATTGCAACGATCCCGGCAACCAAAATGAGCAAAACGGCAAAGTCACCTGTGCTGTACTGCTTAAAATATTTTTTCATACTATCGTGGACGTGGGCTTTTACGGTATACTGTAATTCAATTTTGCAGTATACTGTTTAGAGAGTAAGGGGATTTCTCCCCTTTGCTCACTGTGTATCAGCGCTTCTTGCTTACCCGGCGGGAGCGCTTTTTCTTTTTCTTGCTATGCTTTTCGCTTTCCTTCTGCCATATGTCGTAGATGTGTTTTATGATGGTCACGATGCCAGCGATAGCAAGAATCCAGTTTCTTACCTCGTCCACTTCAGCACCTCCTTTCTATACTTTAATTATACAATTTCTATTTACAACGGTCAATAGATATAACAAAAAAATCCCTTTACTTTGTTAGGGATAAGAAATGAAAATATGGATTATTTAAAAAAGCCCAATTCATACGAGTTGGGCTTTATTTATCAATTGGATCGGTTATAAATGAAGCAAACATGGATCGAATGTAATTCTTAGAGCAGTTTTATTACACACCGGCAGGAACTACGCTTCATATGAATAAGGGAAACGTTGCTTCTTATACCATTAGACATATTACTGATTGCTCAATTTTTATATAACTGTTGGAAACGGTTTTTCCGTCTGCGATAATTAAATAAGAGGTGAAATCAATGAATGGTATAGAGTTTTTAGAGTCCGTGTCTCAACTGGGACAAATAATTTTATTGTTCTCCGGCTACGCCCTTTATTGGAGATTAGGTAAAACAAAAAAAGAACGAAAACTTACAAAATATGAAACTTTTCTTAGGTTCTTTGTAATGTTCGGCATATTTGCATGGGCACTTTCGTTTCTTGCTTTGCATTTGTGGTAACGACCTTCTGTCGATATATGACTTATTATGTCTAATTTGCTTAATTCTAAATTAAATTCCCTTTTTCTTGAAAAAATGTATGTTATTATTAAATTGCTTTACCATTTCAAAAAAGGGGGAGTTCACACATGTTGAAAAGATTGTTTTTTCTGGCGTCGATTTTCTTTCTTGCTATTGCCACAATAGCACCAGCAGCTTCAGCAACACAATTGAATCCGGAGGACGGTTTAGATGGCTTAACTGAAGAACAAATTGAAAAATCTGTTGCAGAAGTTGAGTACATCTTTACAAAAATTTTAGTTTTTGACAAAGAGAAGGGGTATACAGTCAATGAGGACGAGCTTGAAAAAGCTCCTTATCCTCCAGGTCAAAAAGAGGGCATGATCGCTTTCGCTAATTATATGAATAAGGAATATAATTATACGGATGTCAAAATCAGTAGTGTTCAAGGTTGTTTAGAAGATGCACTTAACTTAAGTAAAGGTGCTTTGAACCAAGTTCAAAAAGCCATTCAAAATGGCGATTGGTTGACTGTTGTAGGATTTCTAGGAACTATAGGTTTAGCAGTTTCCCCACCAGCAGTATTTGCATTCTTCCTACTCTGTGGTGCTCCAGTGGCAAAGATTGCTCCACAAGAAAATTGATAAATGAAAATTAAACCCCTTCTACAACAGAAGGGGTTTAATTTTTTATAATTTCGCTTCAAGTTTCGCTTTCGTTTTCGGTCCATAAATGCCGTCAGGATTTAAACCATTCATCAGCTGGAACCGTCTTACTGCATCAGCTGTTTTCGGTCCGTAATAGCTATCGATACCGAAGTTTTTGGCTTTCTTATCCGGATAGAAATGCAATGCCGCCAGCGCTGTTTGGATCTGCTTGACGGCATCGCTGTGCATCAATGGGCTCTTCACTTTGAAAATGCCGGAAGGTAGATTAAAGGATGATTTCTTTTTGCTTGAGCTTGATTTTTTAACTGTCTTAGATGAAGTTGTTTTCTTGCTAGATGTTTTGCCGCCAAGCGCTTTTAATTCAGCATCAATTGCAGCTTTGACTTCATCCCAGCGCCCTTCTGACAAGATACGATGCGGGCAATACTTTCCACTCCAATCTTGATGCTTCCGTACACGATCAATACCCCATCCTCTTTCTTTAAGGAGCTGCGCCACAAACTTGATAGCCAGCTTTTCTGCTGCCTCGTATTTAGAGCCTCCTGACTTGCTGTAGCAGATTTCCACACCGATAGACTTACGGTTCCCGGTGCCGTTTTTGCCGTCTCCTGTGTGCCATGCATTGCGATCTGTTAGGATGCCCTGCCTTACCTCTTTGTCATCAACAGCAAAGTGAAAGCTCGTTGAACTAGTGTTGCCAATCATGTAGCTGACTTCGTTCGTAGCAGATGCGTCATTGTAAGTATTATGAATAGTGATGTATTCCGCAGTCATGGGATTAGGGCATTTTAAAGCGTATTTTGATTCTGATACAAGGTTCTTTTTCACTGCAATTGTCATGAAATCTCTCCTTTTATTTGCAAATAAAAAAGCCACCTAAAGATAGGTAGCTTTTAGTTAAATATTTTTAAAATGTAATTACTTTTGTAAGCTTATTTCACCAACAATATAAGGACAATTATTGTATACTTTATTTTAGACTCCCTTAAGTAGATGTACGAACGTATTAGCTTTACTGACCTTGAATAATAAATAGAGGATTAGCATTTTCATTGTCTCGATAAATTATCACATCTGTAATAACACGATTTGTTGGATAGCTCGAATTTAGAAACCATTTATACTCTTTATCTTCCCCTGCCGCCAAAAAATCAATTTTTTCAAATAAAACTTTTTTTGTTTTTCTATCAAATATTTGAAATTTAAAATTAGTATCCTCTTCTGAATGATTACCAATCGACACCTTTGCATACCTATGAGGCATATACACTGGTAGTTCATCAATGGAATAGTACTCTTTAAAATCACCAAATTCTACTGCTTTAGCTGATGATGTGATACTAAAACTACTTACTAAACAGACTAAACTAAATGCTACTAATAAAGTACTTAAAAACTTTTTCATAAATTTCCCTCCTTATTTTTATAATAACACCCATAAAATTACATGACAATATTTTCCGTGAGTCTACCGTATAAGGTCATTCCGCTTTAAAACTGCTTTTTGTTGATGTCCTTTACTTGTTACATAGTTGTTTTTGAACCATGCAGCAAGTGTCGTGCCGATAGTGAAAATCAGAGAGCCGGAAGTGTACAGCGCATCCGCCAATTGGTTCACCTGTACATCGGTAATATCCAGAGGTGACTTACCAAACATCAGCATTGTTTGGTTAACCAGGGCAATTAAAAGAAGCACCGTCCGGACGACCGTGCCTTTGTCGAATTTTTTCATATTGTGTATTCCTCCTTATTTTTGCAAAACGGTATAAAAAATAGCGATTGCTCCCCCTATAATTCCGGTGGAAATCGCTGTAATGATAGCGCCCGTGATTGTGCGCTTGATCCAAGTTGTGTTCTCTTCAATTTTGTTGAGTTTTTCATTAAGTGACATGATTTGCTGGTCTTGCCTATCCGAGGATCGTTCAAGCGAGCTTACCCGTCTTTCAAGCGATTTTTGTTCTAGTTTGAACTCTGCCATCTCTTTTTGTATTACATTCACATCCGGTACCTCCGTCAATTGTGACATTAGTACGCCCCCCCTTTTATCTATTTCATTCGATTTCACCTCCTTTGAGGCAAAATAAAAACACCTACTCGTTTACAGGTGTGATTTCTGGTTCGCTTACATTGTCTTGGTCTGATTGTCCTTCATTTATCTGCTGTACCAACTCATCTCGTTTCTGTGCTGTAAAGGTATACAGGGCCTTATATTCGGCAAGCTCCTTATTCTTTTGATCCAATTCTTGTTGCAATGAGGCAGACTTATAGATTTCAATCTGTAGCTGTTCCTGAAGTTGCTCTTTCGTCATCTCTTCCATTCTGAACGCTCCTTTATGCTTGATCAGGATACGCGTCGCCGCGTTCCATCGCAGTAATTTGATCGTATTCTGATTGAGTTATTCTTCCTTTTTCCACGGCTTGTTTCATCTCGATGGTTAAGACAGTGCCATTCCTCCAACAATCCTCAAAAAACCCATACAGTGTGCTTTGACTTTCCATAGGGCTTCCCTCCGAGTATTAAGATTGATTCGCCATTAAGACATTGCATACACGTTGAAGATCCAATATTTGTTCTTTCAACTGCTCAACTTCAGTCTTTTCTTCTTTTGAAATTGGATTAGGGTTTATAATAATCGGCTCAAGCTTCATTTTTTGCTTCCTCCTCTTCTCTGCACATCAAAATCGTGCCTTCTCTTGTCCCGTCCGGCGATACTCTTACTGATACCGGGAAATGAATAAGCTGATCAGAGCCGTAATAATCGCAGAACGTAGTTCCGTCCAGATAACATTTACAAAGGCTCCAGAAAACAATTTTTGTTGATTTGTTCATATGCATATACAGAGTATATTCCACCGGAAAAGTATCATCTGGCGTTAAATCGAAACTAATCGCTTCCAATGGATAGACTTCTCCTTTGTGTCGTAGCTCGCCCGCAGAAATTTCTATTCCTGTATCCGTTTCTTTGATTTCAGATGTGAAAAACCATGAGTTATTTTGGTATCTGTACTCAATCATTTTTATTCCTTCCTTTACGTTTCCTCGTAGAAAATAACCACTCTGACCGGAAATGTCCTACCAAGAATGGCTGTAGAACTACCTGTACCCCTGACATAACAACGGAAGTTACCGCTCGCTGACTGTGTTGTTATCGTTGCATGGACATGATCAGAATAAGATCCGTAAACCGTAGGCACAATCAGAAACACATTTTCGGAATCGTATGGCGGTGGCACATCAGCATAAGCCGCCGCGTACGCATTGCCAGTGGAAGGCATATACACGTTGAATTGTTGCAGTTTGACGCTCAAATTTGTTTGCAATGCCCCGTGTATGTTAGATATAGAAGAATCAACAAGCGCAGAGATTAATGGTTGATATGAACCGGGATTGTTCCCTGCTCTTATCCTCACTGGGTTTTCTCCTCCGGGCACTAAATCTATGCCGCCTGTTCCTGTAACTTTAAGGTTGATGCCGTTACCGGCTCTTAATTGCATGGCGTTATCGGCGAATATATCTATCTCCGGGCCTAGAAGTTGCATAAAGTCCGCATTCCTTGCGTCAATGTTGCTGTATTTTTTATCGGCAGTTCCGCTGATTCCTGACCAAGCGTTCAACGTTGTTGTACCGCCAATTTTCATTCTTAATTGAGACGACGGGCGCGCGCCTCCCAACACTGTGTCATTACACAAGATGTCCATAGATGCATAACCCGTTTCAGTTTTGTTACTGGTCATTTTTATAGATGCATCTTCAAGATCAAGATTGCGTAAAGGTTTATCAGTTCCACCCTCGCGACTACCCATAATCAGAGATAACTTACTACTTGTTATGTTCATTTCTTCGTATCTATCAAAAGGCGTTGAAGTAGTCGAATAGTTTCTGCGTTGGTAAATCTTATTGCCTTCGATATAAGAAGTATACGCGGTTGATTCATTCAACGGTTCAAAGCGTCCACCCTTGATTAATGACCCCGTAATATCAATGGCTTTGATCGTACCTGACGTGATTTTGTCCGCAGACAAACTCCCGATTTTTGCATTGGTGATTGCCCCATCAATAATATGTGCAGTGTCAATAATTGCTGTTTTTAAATGTGCTTTTGTTATGGCTGCATTTTGAATTGCTGCAGTACCTACGGCCGCTTCAGCAATTTTAGCCGATGTGATTGCGGCATCAGCTATATTTGCTGAGTTGATGGCAGCATTTTGTATATGAGCAGAACCAATAGCAGCATTAGCAATAAAATCAGATGTAACGGAACCATCTGTTAATAGAACATCAAAAGGGCTGAAGGTGTAATCTTTTTTAACAATACCCCTTCTGATTTGAAGTTTCCGTATAGAAAAAGATCCAGCTGCAGCTACGTCTCCAACGCTACCACCCAGCAACAAATGTATAGTGTCGCTTGATAATGGTGATTGAAAGGACAAATCAACACGCACAAATTGATCAGCGGGATTTTTTGTGAGATCTGAAATGCTTGATGTATTTATCAGGTTATTTTCAGAGCTTGAATTAGTGGATCTGAAATTTAAATAAGTTATGCCAGGTATATCACCGCGTTTTAGCTCAAATGAGATGGTATAAGTCTGACCCTTTACTAAAGAAAGTGTTTTTCTTGGTGATGTACTTATTCCGAATAAGGCGTTATCCGTTTTCGTTTTAGTTGCTGTTAATTCATTGTGCTCGCCGTTTTTCACGACAGATATACCGGCACTATTAAGACCGTTAATGTCGCTTGCTCTTAGCAATGAACCCGGCAAAATATTAGCCTCTGAAAAATCACGAGAGAGCTTATCTGCTGTTACTGCCAAGTCCGCCAATCGGTCTGCTGTTACTGCTCCAAATAAAATATCATCAGTCAGTATTCGATGGGTAGTGGCCGAGAACTCATCTGTAAAATCGCTTGCTGTGCCTCTTGTATTGATTGCTCGAAGACGGTAATACCAAACTTCATTCACACCTGTAAAATGCTCATATCCGCTTGTTTTCCCTCGAAAAATCCTGTTTTCTGTCAGAGGTGTAAACCCTTTAATCTGAGAAGCATAAATTTCATAGGCAGCAATATAACTAGATGGATCATAGTCCCACGTTAAAGTGATATTTTGAAACATCGGCTTTACTTCAACATTTTTAGGTACTGGTGGCTTTTTATCTGGGAAACTGCCGTCAGTGACTTCGGCAACGTCTGGCTTCCTCTCCCAAGTACCTCGATTTTTATCTAGTATATTCTCTATCTGATTAATCCGATCATCACCTTGGAGCACTGATAAAAACTGCCCTATTTCCACAACGCATGTATTATCTGGATCTGTTATGTCATATTCCATTGATATGATACGCTGTGACGTTTCTATCGGAATAGCAAAGTTTCGGTCTATGGCAATTGTCGTATCGCCCAGCTCAACGTGCTCATGCTCATAACCAGGTACATTCTGAAGCAATTGAACTGACAGCTCATAATTCACCTCAGTTTTTGATGCTGTCGTAATGAGATGGTTGTATGTGGCTTTTAAAAGCTCAGCTGGATCAGTGATGTCTTCGTTGTTGTATTGCCCTTCTCTGTGGATTAATTCACCGTTTTTAAGGCGTCCCAGCCTTTTTAATAGATCAGGATCTCCAACCCATTCCTGCCCCAGTGGTTTATCAACAGGATCACCTTTTGATTTCTTCCACTCTACTTCTGAGAAGTCAATAAACCGCGAATAACCGCCCGTCTCTTCCCCGTCATCATCCGTTGAAGCAATAGATGCACCATATCCCCAAAGAGCTGTCAATGGGTAGCTGATGACTGTCCTTTTGATATTCTCTGTATCTTTATCTATCTCAAAGCGTTTCCCGCTGTCTTTTCCTCGTCGTGGCAATATCTTGATAATTCTCTTTGTGATCTTGTTTCCATCAAATTCGATAGAATCTTGAAGCTCGCCGCCCCAGATGTTTATTACTTCAGCGATACATTCTAAAGCTGTTTTCTTATAAAACGTAGTGGAGTTTGTACCGAGTTCAGCACTTACCTCCGCAACCCACCGAGAACGGGCAAGCACGTTGTCTAAAACAAATTGTGCTGTTTTGTCAGTTGGCCGGAAGTCTTTCACGAAGGTTTCTGCCAACTCCATCATGGCAGCTTCACATGTTACTAGAGTGTTGACCTCTGAGTTTTCATCTGTATCATCGAGCTCTTTGATTACAAACAATCGGAGAATGCCGTCTTTATCTCTAAAAATGACTTGATTCTCCTCAAACAAATAGCGCGCATCAGGATGGGAAGCATCTGCTACAAAAGAAAAAGAAGAGCCTTTATTCAGCTCTTCTTTGTATTTGGCATCCCAAAATCTGCACGCTTCTTGTCCGTCGCTGGACAGCACTGTCAGCACTTGATCATCTGGTGAAAGAATATACATGTCAGCCATTAACGGACCCCCTTACAAATAAGCCTCATCGAATTTGATGCTGCTTGCGTGGCTTAACTTCAATTTTGTTGGTACTTTTGGTGGCAGCGTGAACCACTCAGATTGTATTTGCAGAGCAGTCATGATCAATTTACCGCTGCATGTCACTTTTCTCTTTGATGAATCAATAATGAGAGTGTCGCCGGCGATGAAGTTGTAAACAACTTTTATTTTCTTAGAAACAGATCCATCACCATTTAAAATAGCCACTTCATATGAAGTGGCCGCCTCTTTAAAAACGCATTCGATTTTTGGTTCAATCTCCGCATACCCCGGGTTTGTGAAAACCTGTACCCCGGCATTTAGTTCTGATTCCGCAGCCGCTCCATATTTTTTAGGATCAGGGCAGATAAAAGTCAATGTAGCCTGTTGAAAGCCACCCTGCTCCTCGCTTTCAGATACACTCTCAAATATTGCGTAATAGGTTCTGTCGGGCTCATCATGGAAAACGAGGGGTTTCGGCTCGTCTGTATGGAGAATATAAGTCAGTTCTTCTTGCTTCTTCTTCAATTCCTCTTCACTGCTGAATGCAAAAAGAACGTCTATAGTTATCGTTCTAATTGGTAGTCTGGTGCCACGATAGAAACCGCCTGGACGGTTCCCGATCGTGGCTGTGTTTACCTCTCGGCTCATTACTCCCCGCCCAGTGGTTGATTTCACATAAAAGAAGGGTGAAATATCGATCCCATTGAATGTGATTCTCCACTGGTTGGGCAAAATCTCCTGATAGTTGATCAATTAAATCTCACCCTCCTTGCATTTGATCTTCTTTGTGCGTCTGTTACTGGCTTCTCAACGCCCTGTCCGACTTTCTTACTGTCCATTTCCACAATGATAGTTTTTTCAGGTAACTCAAGGTTTTTGACATCTGCACTTAGTTCTTTTCTGACAGTGCCGAGATCGCTTCTAGATATGGATGTATCGTACGCAAGATTCATATCTTTCTGCTCGATATACATGGCATCGCTGACAGCAGTCATCGCCCGCTGAACCGTTCCGATACCGTTCTGGATACCAACTGCGATTCCCGCTGGCACCATCACACCGACTTGATCCCTCATTAACCGTGAAGGAGAATGGATCTTCAGCTTTTTCTTGATTGTCTTCTCGATTGTAGAGGCAATAGTGTTGGCTTCCTTCGCAAGCTCGCCTTTCATATTTCTCATTCCGGAAATAATGCCGGCCATCGTGTTATAGCCGATTGCCTTCCCGCTGTTCTTCAGGGAGCCCAACTGCTTCACATTGACAGTGAGCTCGCCAATTTTTCTCATGTAGTCGCTCTTCAGGAGGCTCAGTTCTTTATTGGCAGCTGAACGAAGCTCATTGATTTTCTTGGCAGTCTCATTCTTCAGGCCAGTTAATTCCTGAGCCGCCTGTGTGCTTGCGAGTTTATGCTTCTCTGTCCAAAGTCTTACGTACTCATCTAATTCAGACGAAGTCATGCGGGCAATTGCATTGATCTGATCTGCTGAACCGACTCCCATTTCTTTCAGTTCATCAGCGAATGCCTTTGGTGCCCTGCCTGCGATGCTTGCGATATCGCTGTCAAATTGCTTTAATTTCGCCAGCTGATTTTTAAGGTTTGATGTCAACTTTAAACCGTTAACCTTCTCGCTTGAAACATCGTCAAATAGACCGATTGCGTTGTAAATCGCATTTGTTCGGTCTTGGAGCTCCTTCTTATAGGCATCATTTGCCGCTTTTATGTCTGAGGTTAGTTTGTCATTGATGCTTTTGAATTTGGATAGATATGTGTTATTGGCTGAGAGAATACCTTTGTTGATTTTATCTGCCGCTTTTCTCTCATTCTCTTTTTGCTTCCTGACCTTATCAGCCATTGCTTTTTGAGTTTGATAAATCTCACGCTGTACCTTGATCTGCTGATCAGAAGTCAGTTTGTTCTTCTTGCTGATCTTCTGGAGAGTCTTGACGTATGTGTTACCACTGATTTTCCCTGTATCGTACTTGGCCTCAGCTCGTTTAATCTGATCAGACACCTTTTTGGTGTACGCAAGCTTTGCCTTCGCTTGCTTGCGTTGCTGCTCTTTCAAAAGCTTTTTCTGTTTGTCAGAGGCGTTTTTAGCAGCTTGATAGATTTCACGCTGGATTTTCCGGCTTTGTTCGCTTGTCAGCTTGTTTTGCTTCTGGATTTTCTGCAACGTCTTGATATAAGTGTCAGCGCCCATTTTCTTGGTGTCATATTTAACTTCAGCGTTTTTAATTTTGTTGGTCACTTTCACTTCAGCAGCTTTTTGAGCCGCTTTTGCCGCTCTCGCCGCAGCCGCTTTTACTTTGGCCTGTGACTTATCAATACCGGCTGCCATACCGGTGCCGACGTGATAACCGACCTGATCGCGCATAACCCTTGATGGCGAGTGAATTCCTAGAAGTTTTTTCATGCCGTTAGGGATTGCATTTGCCATTGATTTAATTTTGCTGGCTAATGCCCCCGCCATTCCGCTAATACCATTTATCAGGCCTTGGATAATATTGCGGCCAATGGTTTTCAGGTTGATGCCTTTGAAAAACTTCATCACGCTATTCCAGATACTCACTATCTTTTCTCGGGTTGCAATTATGCGATTTGCGATCTGATTTTTCATGTAGAGGAACGCATTTGACGCCGCTGATTTTATCCCATTCCAGATGGATTGAACCTTACTCTTGATTGCATTCCAAGTGCTAAGGATTTTTTCACGTGTCGCCAAAATCCGGTTTGCTATTTGGTTCTTCATGTACAAAAAAGCGTTGGATGCTGCAGATTTTAGTGCATTCCATATCGCAGACACTTTGCTTTTTATGGCGTTCCATACACTGAGTATTTTTTCTCTAGTAGCCAGAATTCTGTTTGCAATCTGGTTTTTCATATAGAGAAACGCTGTTGAAGCCGCATTTTTCAAACCATTCCAGATGTTTGTGACGGTGTTTTTGATTCCGTTCCAAACTTTTGAAGCAAATGATTTTACGGCATTCCAGACGGTCATGACGATCTTTTTTTGCAACTCGAAATTTGCCTTTATAAGGGTAACAAGAGCTGACCATACTTTCGAAGCCGCATTCTTAATCCCTGTCCAAGCAGATGAAAGCCATTTAGAAACAACGCCCCAGACTTTGATTGTATAAGCCTTGATCTTATCCCAGTTCGCAATGATGAGCACAACCAAAGCCACTACAGCCGCTGTGATCCATCCAATAGGACCCATAGCAATGACCCAAGATGCTGCCATTCTCGCCGCGTTTGCAGCCGCCTGAGCCGCAAGGATCACAAGGCGTTTACCGAAGGCGATCATTTGAGTTATTCCAGCTGCCAACATAGATGCAAATGAACTGATTTGCGCTGCCGTCCACGCCGCAGCCATACGTGCCGCTTGTGCCACAGACTGAGCAGCCATGAGAACCATCTGTTTGATCCAAAGTCCCATCTGCACTATCCCAGCTCTAAGGGAAGTTACAAAAGAGCTTATTTTTATGATTGTCCATGCTGTTGCCGTTCGTGTTGCCTGAGCAATCGACTGCGCCGCCATAACAGTCATATTCTTGATCCACAAACCCATTTGAACGATGCCGCTCTTTAGGGAAGATACAAGAGCAGATATTTTCATCGCTGTCCAAGATGCTGCCATCTTTACTGCATTTGCTGTGGATGCTGCAGCCGCGGCCGTGTATCTGGCAATGAATCGTCCTACTTCTAAAATGGCTGTTTTTAATTGAGTCACAAGTCCAGCTAGCTTTATCCCTGCAGCCGTATCTTTAAAGGTTCTTAGGTATTGTGCCGCATCCCTAAAATCTTTAAGTCCATTTGTAACAGCACTCACAGCTACCATAGCAGGAACTATAGCTCTCAATGCTCCCACTAATGAAATTCCAACAGCGATAAACTGACCAATTGCAGGATTTGCTTGCATCGCTGCATTAGTGAATTTCAAGAAACTATTTACTGTTTGTAAAATGGTTTGTCCTAACGGAGCCATACCAACAAGCAAATTGATGATTGTTTTGGCGATTTCACCAATCGTACTCCAAACAGTCGGACCGTTCGTTTTAATGTAGTCAATAAACGACTGAAATTCTTTCGTTTTCGTGACGCTGCCGGCCCATTCATTAAACCTTTTAGTCATGTTGACAAGGGATGTCATCATGTCTTGAGACATTGGAGTAAAACCGGTGAATAACTTAGTCAAGCCGCCCGATAAGTTCCGGATAATCTGCAGCAATTTAGGACCGTTCGTTTTGACATATTCAATAAACGTTTGGAACTTCTCAGATGAACCTAAATTGGCTGACCACTTCACCCATGAAGCTGTGGCCTTTTCCAAACTGGCCGACATGTCGTTCCCAAGAGGTCCAAAAGCAACAATCAAATTCATAACTGTTCTGAGGACATTGCCGGCTATTTTCCCAAACGTAACGAAAGCCTGACCAGCATTTTTGTTCATGTAATCTATAAAGCGCCGCATGTCAGTATCTTTAAACGCCGCATTCATGCTTTTAGCTAATGTAACGCCACCATTTGCCACGCTTTTGAACATAGGTCTTAAACTATTCAGAACGCCTTTGAACGTCGTCAGCGAGCTCGTGAACGTTTTTAAAATTGGTTTCTGCACAGATTGAGCGATGCTCTGCCAATTTGCTTTAAAATCTTCTAAAGTATCAAGGGCCTTCTTCTCTTCTTTTCCAAGAGATTGCTGAATGACCTTGATCTTCTCCATGATTTTTGCGCGTTCCTTGGCGTCAGTGGTTTCATCCAATTTTTCTTGAAGCTTTTTCAAGTCCTCAGATGCTTTAAATACACCGCTTAATGAAGAAACCGCCAGCGCCCCGAATGAAGCCGCTCCTGTTCCTGCTACTGCAAAAGCACTCCCTAGCCCCATAACTCCACCAGCTGCCACACCAAGCATCGGACCTAGTGAACCTATAGCGCCAGTAATGCTGGCAAGAACTGGAGAAATTGCTGGCAATGCAGATGTGAAAGCCCCCGCAAGTGAATGGCCTATGACAGTAGAAACGGAGTTAGTGATTTTCGCCAGACGATTCATAGAGTTTTCGAAACGATCCGTACGGGCTTCAATGAAAATCCATACTCTGTTTGGTAAGGATCTCGTCTCAGTTTGTGCAGTAGCGACTGCGCGAGTTAAATCCGAAGTATCCCCGTTAATGTTGGTTGTAACCCTGTTGGGCAATGATGCAAGTTCTGTTCGCGCCGCCGATACTGCTCTTTGTACGTCGTCAGAGTCTGCGTCTAAATCGACTCGGGTTCTCTGATGCCGATGAATAAAGTTGTCGATCTGCTGCTCTGCTTGTCTGACTCGCGCTTGGAAGCTTGCGGTTTCTGCTTCAACTTCAACAGTATGGGTATCAGCCATTCGCCGCATCATGTCGTTGACCCGATCCATGCTTCTGTTGAATCTCTGCGTCTGAGCTTCTACAACAGCAGTAAGCCTCTCGATCATGCCCTCACCCCTTTTCTTTTGATTGTCTTCCAAAATAAGACCGTACAGCGTCGTTTAACATCTGCACGCCTTTGGCTCTCGGACCAAGCTTGTTTACGTCTGATTCACGCCATTTGTTTTCTTCGCTTGTCAGAGAACGCTCAAGCTCTCTGCGCGCTTTTCTAGCGTCAAACATCTTTGATTCTTTTGGTCTCTTTTCGTTTAATGCATAACGATGAAACATAGCATTTCTCGCCAACTTTTCCATCTCGTCAATTTCACGCAGTTTGGCTGCTTTTAGCTTTCGTTTATACTCGTTTGGAGTCCATGACATAATGACATCATTGTCATAGACACCCATCCAACGAGCCGCGTTTTCAATTACTTGGAGATAGTCGATCCCGTCTTCTCTTTGTACGCTTCTTCCATCGTCTCCAGCATGTCCTTGTTCATTTCGTCTTCCTCCAGACGCTTCGCTTCGATTTCCGGAGTCTCGTTCGGGCTGGCCTTCTTCGGTTTCGACAGCTTGCTCATCATCTTCCATTGCTGACGGATCTTTCCTTTGAAAAAACCCGCTGAATCCAGTGTGTTAAAAGCTTCTTTCACCATCTCATCAACGGCGTTTCCAGTTTCATCTTCTTCAATGATTTTGGCGATCGCATCCTCAATCTGCTCGACAGACGGCTTGCCTTTTTTCAAGTGAGCAAGTGCGCAATCCCAAAATGCAGAAAGATAAACAGCATCATCATTCAGTAAGCTGTTGTAAATCGTTAATGTACCGCCTGATTTGTCACCGTTTTTATCTTCTTTCGCATATTTCTCGTTTGCTGTTCTGTCGAATGCGAAATCACAACGTGCAGCATAATCTTTTCCGTCAATTGTTAAGTGAGCCATATATAAAACCTCCAAATTTTTATATTAAAAAGAGCCCTGGTAACAACCGGGCTCTTATGCTTCTTCTTTATTTGTGCGAATTGTGAATTTCTCTGACCAAGCCGATTCCCCTGCGGTATTTACCGCAGAAACATTGAAAATGTATGAACTATCGGGTTTAAGAGTCGGGTTGGAGAGATATGAGTTTGTCGTGACAGTTGCTATCTTTGCATAATATCTGTAAATGTTGTACGAGGTCGCCCCTTTCACCGCGTCCCATTTAAATCCCACTTGATTTGAAGTAACGCTTGTCATGGTTATATTACGGGGTGTATCAGGGCGCAGTTGCTTGAGTTCTCGTAATAATCTCGGTCATCGGTGATTCCCCAGCATCGTTAACCGCTGAGACATTGACCGTCAGCTGGGTATCTGCCGCAATGCCTGTCAGTGTGTGGGATGTGCCTGTGACAGTAGCATCAAGCTTCTTGTCCGCTCCTCTATACACTTTGTATGACGTTGCCCCATCTACCGCATCCCACTTCACGGTCACGCTGTCAGTAGTAGCCGTGAACGATAGATTTTGGGGCGCCTTAGGGTGTAGTTGTTGTTTTGCCGTTCTCGCCAAACTGCATGAACTTTTTCGCACCCGCAGAAGATCTGATCTGATCAATTAATTCTTGAGGCAGAGGATCAAGTTCCCCTTTACGAGTCTTACCGAGTACAGGCAAGGTTGTTGAAACCTCAATAAATCCATCTTGTGGAGCGCTTTTCTCTAAACTCTCAATGATTGCATGCCCATATTCTGAATCATGCTTTTGGTTTGCGTTCTTATTCAGGTTTACTTTCCATACCTGGAGTGTTTCTTCATTATCGTAGGCATCTTCAATTGCAGATTGCCCTGGATCATTTGTAGCAGCATAATAAGTCAGCTCAAAGTTCTCTGATTTAGGACCGTAACCAACGATTCGGCCAGACTTTGTTGATTCATCTTTTGTATCTTGTTCCTTTGTATGGTTGCCTTCTGTTTGGAACGCAATGAATAAACCCTCTGTTCCAGTTGCATTCATCGGCTGAACGAAGTAAACCTCATCAATACCGTTCAATAATTCTGGCATTTCCTTCATCCTCTCAATTGTTTATTGTGTATCGCATCCTGAGAATGCCGTGTCTGGTGTATCCGTCAATATCAGTGATCACCTGCATACCGCGCATCTCAGAACGGCATAAAGAAAAGCCCTCTATTTCTAGGGGCTCTCTCGTTATTGCTTGCAGCATCAAATCAAGGATCTGCATTGCTTCTTTTTTGCCGTTGTAATCGCTCCAGCAATGGAGAACAACATTGATGATCTCACCTTTAGACGTTTTTGTTTCAAAAGGCGAAACGTCATCATCGCCTGTTGTCACATATGGCTTTTTCTGATCTTTTGAGACTGCATCAAGCACACCAGTGACTCGTGCATTCAGCTCTTCATCAGTTGATAGCCTTTGAAATATAGCCATTTGCAACGGCCACATGGCTGACCGCATAAAGACAGCCCCTTTCTATCACATTTGACTGGCGAAGTACCGCATACCTTCCTCAATAGACGGATTCCAAAACGGCTGGGCTCGCATCCCCCGCGTCATAACCCATTGGTTAAGCTTGGTGTCATAATAGACCCAAGGAGTTTGCCGGCCGCCCCCGTCCTCCGCATAAATTCCGGTACCGTATTCGACATAAATTGCATAATCCGCACCAACAGAAATAACGGCCGTTAAGCCGCCGTCACGATAATCAATTTCTATTGAATTTTTCAAGTTCCCGCCGTCGATCATGGCAGTTGGAGCATTTAAAACAGCGTTGCTGTAAATCAGCTCGGCCGTGTCAGTTACAATCCGTTTGGCTTCTTCAATCACATTGTTCCTGAACTCTTCAGTGGCTCTGCGCATTTGCCTGACCCATCTGCCGCTAACTCTCGCCATCAGACTCAAGCACCTCCGATACCTGGCATTTAAGATTCAAGACCTCATGCATACCGCCTTGGTCAATCGGCTCTGATTTGAGAATGAGGATCTTGTTTTCGTAAATGATCCTCATTGTTTTCTCGATATCAGTCCGATAAGGGAAATACACGTTGCATTCAACCGGGTTTTGTAGCTGCTGAGCCTGATAAAACTCTCGGGAACTGACGCCACTGACTAAAGCTTCTGTTGTGATGTAGTCAACGTACCCTTCTTCATAACCACCGCCGCCGTCCGGCACCTTGCCCATCCGCTGAAACGTGATTTCGTGGGGAAATTCCTCATAAATCATTTAACTCTCAGCCTTCGATATGGCGTAAGGTGCTTTGTAATATACCGAGGAAATTCTGTATTGTACGAATACGATACATCCCCCATGCTTCTTCCCGAGAGTCCAGAAGGAGTCATGTTATATTCTGCAGCCTTCGCAACAAAAAGCTTCACGCCAGCTGGCAAAGCCTCCGGATCGAAAGTGTTACTACAAAAATCACTGGCAGACTCAATCAAAATAGGGACTATTTCAGACAAATATTCATCATGTCTATCTGTCTTAATCCCTGTCATTCGTTTTACTTGTCCGATGTCCACTGAATCACCTACTCTTCACCCAAGACAATCCTGATCAGTTCGTCTTTAGGCGCTTTGGGATCAAACTCGTATTCATTCTCTTTCAAGAAAGCAATAATCTCATCTTTGTTTACTTTCTGCAGTTTAGCCTCAGTCATATCAAAAAGATCAGCAACTGGCTTTTTGACCTCATCCACTCTCTTAAACCCAATATGAGAGTAAACCACCTCAAAAGCCTTTTCAGTGCATTCAATTGTTTTGGAACCGTTAGATGCTTTCATATCACGCGCTCCCTCCTTCCAATGCTTTCAGGCGGTTTTCAATATCAGTGAGTTTGGCAGTTACATCATCACCAAGCTTAGCTAACGTAACAGCCTTTGCAGCGATATTTGCGTTTTGCACACTGCTGGACCCAATATTTCGACTTTGAACAGAACCATCACCAATATTGATGTTTTTCACTTCTCCGTCGCCAATCATTTGAGAAGTGATGCTTTTAGCAGCAGGCGTTGAACCGGGCAAGCCGGTCACTTTTGCGCCTGATTTGATCTCTAATTCGCCGCCGATCACCAATTTGTCGCCGTTATTAGTCTTATAGTTTTTAGATGTGTATCCCATAAACTTACGCCCCCGTTGCTGGAGTAATAGCTGCAAACGCATCATCAGTCAATGTCATGAAACCGACTTGCTGAGTGACACGAAGAGCAACCATGTCACGCTCATACAAGTTGATTGGATTGCCATCAGCATCAACAATTGTTGTCAAGGTTGCATCCTCAGAGATCTTGTATTCCATACCTTGAGGAATGCCGTAACGTGTATAATTCCAGTCAGCCGCAAGTAATGCCGCTTTTTCGTAATCCCATGACTTAGAATCGGCATATCCGATCGGAAGACCCAACGCCTGTTGAGTTGCGCCGCCAGTTGCATCGTTGAAGATCGGAAGCCCGTTACCATCCTTAGTACCGCGAAGTTTTTGACGGAATCGGCGTGTTGTTGTAAAGCCGTTTACATCCTTATCCGCATCCTCAACTAACGCCATTACTCCATTAAGCTCGTCATATAGGTTGCCAAGTGAGTTTAAAGCAACAGTGTTACCAGATTCCTTGATTTTTTCAAATACAGAAACACCTTGACCAAATGGTGAATCGACACCGAATAACGCAGCCTGATCGAATTTAATAGCAAAGGCTTCAGCGATAGCCGGGCGCATTTGTGTGAAGAAATCAGCGATGGTATAACGCAAGAATTCTTTAGAAACAGGGATGATGACACCCAATTTCTTTGAAATCATTTTTGCTGTTAACCATTGGGCCTTAGAAGTTTTGATTCTCTCGCCTTCTCCAACCCAGTAAGCCCCTGGTCCAGAAGCCAAGTATGTGAATTCTTTCTCCGGCTTAGTCATTTCTTCATATTTTGCGAGTTTTGTAACAGCAGATTGAGTCATAAACTCTTTTAAAACTAGAGTACCTTGTTCAGTTGGGACCTTTCCGTTTACTGCGTCTTGCATCAATGCATTGTTTGGATCAAATGTTGGCATAAAGATAGCCCTCCTTATTTTCTAATACTTGCTTCAGCTGCAAGCGAGCTAATATCTAAACTTTGATTTGTCGGTTCATTGCTGCCGGACTGAACATCACGGCCATTCTCTTGGAACTTGGATTCAATCGCCTTTTGAAGTGCAGCATTGTATTTCTCTTCGAATGCTCCGAGGTTCTTCATCGTTGATTCTTCATCCTCACCGATAAAGAATTCCACTACATCTGCCGGCAGTTGCTTTTCAGAAGCATAAGAGACAGCTTTGTTTAAAAGCTTTTCACGTTGTGCTGCTGTCTTCTGATCTTCCAGCTCTTTTTCCAGCTTCCTGATACGCTTTTGTTCCTCTGTTTCTTCCGGATAAAGCTCTTTTACTTTTGCATCAACCAGAGCATCGAGGTTGTTCGCCTTCCATGTCTCAAGGCCTTTCGTAAAATGGGAATCCAACCGAGGCTGAATAAGTCGTTTCCCTTCGTCTGTTTCGAGGAACCCTTCCACCTTATCTGCTGATACGGCCGAAAGTTCTCCTACAAATGCTTTTACTTCTTCGTTCTCTTTATTTTCTTCGAGAAATTTTTTCACTTCGTCTAATGTTGGCATTACAGTTCTTCCTCCTTCGCCCTCTACAGTGCGCGCCTGTTATGAGTGCATGAAAAATAAGCCTTTTTACGTCATGCTCAGGACGGGGATAATTTATTTCCTATAGTTTTCCACATAATTTTCTAAATACGCTTTGACTTTTTTATAGTCTGGAAAATCTTCTGTATCAAAAATAGCGTAGACAGCTCCATACGTATTAAAATAAACAGCATAGCTATCTAATGTTCCTTCATAGCCCATTTTTTTAAAGGTTTCTATTAAAGCAATACTTGCATTGTTAAAATAAACGCTTCCTAGATACGTGTTTTCATCCAGAATAATCCCTTTTTTCTTCAACAAATCCAATGCATGTTTAAATGCTTTTTCAGGAATACAGCTGATATCATACTCCATGTCCACACTCTCCAATTAAAATGAATTTAATAAGAGAATAACATAGTATCTTTCAACTGTTATTTGTTTCCTTAGAAATCTTTTTATACCACTCTTCATAGGTTTGGTATGGGATAGTCTCGCCAGCACCATTGCCGTGCTTACGGGCCCTTCTTGTATCCGGTAGCACGCCGTTTACTTTGAAAGCAATCGTACAACGGCAGTTAATATCATCCTTGGCATTATTCATGTGCCCCGGAGCCGGTCCGACGCCGCCATATATTGATTTGAATAGGCCGTTTCGTCCAACAGTCTTGCCATCAAGCTTCCTGTGACCGGAACGAGTCTTTAGATCAAGAGTCGCATTCCACATCTTTTCGAGTTTGCTCTTTTTAGAAGCCTGCTCAGCGCTTTTCATCCTCGCCGAGACTTGTACCCTATGAGTCTCTGTTCTCGCCACGTCACGAGCCTTTCTGCGGGCAAATTCGGTCGTTTGCTCAATACGCCGGGCAATCTTGGAGTAATCTTCCCCAGCTTGAATACCTTGAGCAATTGAAATCTGTATTTGCCGAACATAGTCATCCCTGTGGCGCTTATACAAAGCTGAGAGAGTCAATTCAGCTATCGGGTTTAATATAGCCTGCTTGATTACTTCGACAGTAGGAATGCTGAAGCCTAAATCAACTGCAGCTTCCATCTCGTACAAATAGGCAGAGCGCATGTAACTCTCAAGGAATTGCTTAGCAGCCAAAGCTTCAACGATTGTGAGGATAGTTTTGAATGCCTTACTGGATTCCTCAGTCATGCGCTCCATTTCTTTTTTGAACCGGTTGTATTTATTCATATCAGCCATGGATAGCTGACCATCTCTGCCGTATTTCGCATAAAGGGCCGCGATTTGTTGATTGATCTCTTTTAGCCGTTGAGCAAAAACGACATCAATCTTTTTCGCGTCCTCTGTGATCATGTCATCCAGGTACTTATCAATATCATTCTGGTTCATCTTCATCACCGCCCGTATCTGTTTCGATATCAGTCAACGGTGGCATGCTGTTCCTGTACTCCTCTTCCTCCTCTTTCATCTTGTGAAGCTCATACTGAACATCATCGACAAAGGACAAGAGAGAAAGGCGTGTTTCTTCGCTGATTAAGCCTTTAAGCTGCGATGTTGTCTGTGCCTCTTCAAGAACGTTGGCTGGAAGGTTACGCTTGAATCCGAACCATACTTTCAAATAATCTTCTGCTTTAGCTTTATTTTTCGTTGCCCAAGCTGAAAAGATCAACTTGTATTGATAACGGAGGGCAGCAGTCATTTTCCGTTCCATCGTGATGCACTTATTCTCAAGCGCCATCAATTTAAATTTCATTGCAACGCCAGTGACATTCCCGCCAAATGATTCATCAGAGAAATTGACCGACTTTGCAAAACGGAGAATGTTTTCTTCGAGCCGATTCAAGTGATTTTCAATGATTGCGTCATTTATATCCTTTGTCAGATAGCTGACATCGTCTTTTTCATCGTAAAGTTCAAGAATCCCAGTCTTTTTAAGCTGTTGGAGTGTGTCCTCATCGGCTCCCAGTCCCTTTAGGATCAAGTACGCCAGTCTGTACTGCTCAATTTCATTTGAGGCGTCTGACAGGGTCCGGTCATAGGCATCAATAAGAGACAATACCTTCTCGGCATCGCCTTTGAGCTCTTTATTGTTTGCCAGCCCGAATAAAGGGCAGCCATCAAACATATGGGGCTGTTTGCGGTCCAGGGTAAAAGCTGAACTATCTTTTGTACTAAAATAATAAATCGTTTTGCTATCGTAAAATTCCGCTTTTTGCTGCCCGTTATATGTCTCGTAATAACGCAAAGCATATTCTGGTTCATGAATATTCCCATCGCTGAGGATAACCGCTTCCCATGGTTCAATGTTTTTGACTCGTTCGTTACCGGATCGGTCAATGTAAGCCAGCCGAGCCCCATAACCGCAAATGGTAGCCATCTTCCCCCATTCACTATCTTCGTCAGCAATATTATTCAAAGTGTTAAAGTCATCAATCATCTGCTTTCCGGAAGAAGTAGTGCCCGCCTCTCGCTTGTCATCAAACTCATATGTGATCGGATGTCCGAAGAGATAGCCCACCTTCGTATCAACAATGTCTGAATCAAATGAGTTATTAAGCTTGTTATTGACCTTATGATCTATCCGCTTAACATGGCCGGTCTCGAAATCCTCATACTCAATGGCTTCTCTGGTTAAGATCGGCACGCCCTGAACCTCTGCCTTGTATCGGTCGTATAAGTTTTTCATTCTATCATGATCGCTTTTATGCGCTTCGATGATGTCTGCAATCAATTCAGATGTAATTCCTGAAGCTCTGATCTTATCTATCAAATGATTCACATGATCACCCCTTCCCTTTTCGTCTCATTGGTTTGTTGTTCGTATAAAGGGCATAACGCATGGAGTCCAGAACATCGTCCCATTCCTTAACTGGTTCGCCTGTCTTCTGATTCCAGACATACATAAAGATTTCTTTTTTAAATCGGTCAACTTTGTCTTCAACGACAAAAAGCTGTTCTTGTTTGAACAGCCGCGCCACTTCTTCTATGCCGGATACGACAGCTTTATCAGCATTGATAGCCCGAAGTTTTTCACGTCGGAAACGAACAACGTGTTCTGGCCGTGCTGTATCACAGTAGAAATTAATGTTGCCGTATCGCCCTTTGATGTCCTTTGCTACCTTCACCCAGTAATCAATCTCTTCGTGTTGCTTAGAATGTTCTTCGAGCAAATAAAAACACCCTTGGTCATCTTGTCCGATTACGACTATAGAACCCGGGTGCTCATATCCCCAGTCAACTCCAGCAAAGTATTTTGTGAAGTTGATTTGTCTATTTTCCATTTCTTTAGAACTGATATAGTGCTTGTCTTTGTTGAAATCCTTATATATTACGCCTTCTGGAGCAACCCAATAGCCGTAAATATCCCGGTCCGTAAACATACCGCTCGGTGTTGAAGCAACAATACTTTCGACATACTCAGGATCAAGAAAGTTGTTATCAAATAACGAGAAGTGAAAAGACCGGATATTCAGCCGGCCGTTTTTCAGCCGCTGCCCGTCTTTGTCGATATAGTCCGTTTTGACGGTGTGCATCGGGTTTTCAGGGTTTGTATCCATCATGACCATTGCACCCTTATAGGAGCAACGTGAAATGACTTCCTTCACGAATGAATCATGCAGGGCCGTCGCTTCGTTTAAGAATGCGCCAGCTGACGTGAAACCCCGCGCCTTTTTCCATGAGTCTGCATTTGCACCATCAAAGCAATAAACACGGTTGCCGAATATCTCAACGGCATTCGCTTTATCAAGGCGCAATTCTTTCCCCAGGATCAGCTCTAAATCATTTAGTATATTCCGCTTTATAGAAGCCTGAGTTGCCCCGCCGATGATAAAAGAAAGCCCCATGTTTTGATATTTGCTGATATGCCCGAGGAACGTCAAAAGGAGCACGAATGTTTTCCCTGCCCTTTTCGCCCCGCTGCATATTAAGATTTTCGGCTGTTCTTCAATAAAGCTATTCCATACCTCTTGTTGCTTAGAGTTAAGTTCCATGAGGTTTCACCATCTTCCGCAGCATGGCAGCAACTTCATTTTCTTTAGAGTTTCCGTTATCGCCGTTAATATCTTTCTTCGCCTTCTCGATATTCAAGCGCATTTGCTCCAATTTAAGGCGCCGTTCATCTTGTTCATGGGCCAGCTGATCAAATTGCTTTATCAAGCTCCTCAGCTCCCCCATTGCCCGAGATTGAGCGTTCAGGAAGGTTGCATGACGATCCCAACCGAATTGGAATTCATACTCTTCTTCTTCAATTTCGCTGACCTCAGATATGAGGGACCTTTTCTTTTTCAGCTCTTTGATCATTTCTTCCTTATC